GGACGACCCGTTGGACTGATCTTATCAATCTCAACTCCCAATGGGTTTCGGTTCCGCTCAAAAACATAAGAGCCGTTCCGATAAACCAGCCCGCTGCGCAGCAGCAGGGCCCATTAGGCGGGGCCTCTTAAAGGCACTTCGCGTCGTCCAGCTGGAGTTTAGACTCCTGGGCGAGCTTCCTGAATTATCAGGCGCGACGTGTTCGACTTTAAGAGGGAATTGGGACCGAATTGTCCCGATCGTGTCAAATATGCCTTCATCCTCGGGTGGAGGTAAGACAAGGCGTAGGGTACGTGCTTCGAAGTTGTCTTCGGCTCTTAAGAGCTGCAAGCGCATCTTCGATGCAGAGTGCCGTACGTGTGATCACGATCGGGGCCTTTCGGCCAAGGAAGAGTGGGCTGACCGGATGGGTCGCGACGTTGAGCCTGTTGATTGTAAGTGGTCGTACGACCCCTATTGGCTGCTCAGACGTCACGTCCGGTCTCTCGCTCACGGTTGGGGAGAGCGTTTGGAAAACGCTCGCAAAGAGTGTGTAGAAGGTGGAATTAGAAGAAGTGAGAGTGGTGTTTACGTTCCTGACCAGCAGGGGTGTTTTGAAATGACTCAGGGTGAGGGAGGTACGCTTTCAGCGGATCCCTCAAAGTGCTCCCAAGACGATTCTCTCGTCAGATTGGGAGTAGCCAAGACTAAGGGAAAGCTTCGTGTTGTCACGATGCAATCCGCCCGTGTCAAACGGGTCCTGACTCCTGTTCATAATGCCCTGTACGACCATCTATCCTCCTTCGGATGGCTGGTTCGTGGGAACGTAAGTAAAGAAGACTTCTTGAAGGTCATCAACGATCGTCGTGAAGGGGAAGCGATTATCAGTGGGGATTACGAGTCCGCCACTGATCGCATCTACCTTGAGGCGGTCGACGCCGTGATTGATGAGCTTTCGAAGGATGCAAGAATGACGGAGAATGAGAGAGCGGTGTTGAGAGGGTCTTTCGACAACCTTAGGTGGTTGAACCCTCACACCGGGATTATTCGCCCTATAAAGAGAGGCAGCATGATGGGTAACCTCGTAAGTTTCCCTTTGCTTTGTCTCTTGAACAAGGCATGTTTCGACATCGCCAGCGATATCTCCCGAGGTTGCGGGGCCAATAGGGTGGGCCGGTTTAACGGCGACGACTGCGTCTTCGCAGGTGATCAGAAGTTCTTTTCCCTCTGGAAAGAGGTGACTGGGACTTTTGGACTTTGTGTTAATGTTGAGAAGACTGGCTACTCTAACATCTCGGCGGATTTGAACTCCCAGAGTTTCTTCATCCGTCGGGGACAACTTGCTCCAAAACCCGTTCTTTCCTTCTTCAGACCTTGCAGAAAGGAGCCTGGATGTCTCTTGACAGAGGTGCTCGATGGCATTTCGACTTTTCGCGGGGAGGTTAAGGCCTTCGTCGTGAATTGTCTGATGCGTTTCGAGATATCTGCTAGGCAGATAGACTTGTCGACTCTATCTAGAAGAGAATACTCGATTCTTTCGAAGAAATCCTGGTTTCGCCGTGCCTTGACGGATGGCGCGGCCCCCACAGTAAAGAAAGGCGTACGTCGCAGTGTCGAAATGGTCATAGGGCCGCCTCCGAAGGCCTCCCTATACGGTGTTTTTGACACTATGGCGAAAGACGTGGCAGGAGACATGGTCTCGAGATGGACGGGAGTTCCCGTTAAACCCGAAAGGGTCTCCATCGACTATGCATCCTTCCGAGAACGATCTTCTCAGGCACCTTCCTATCAACCTCCTTCCTTC